ATCCTCAAGTTCTTTTCTCTTGAACTCTAGGAACATTGCATGTTCTTCATCTGATACTTTACCATCCCCATTTGTATCTGCTGGATGGTGACTTTTTACTTCTTTAGTCATCACACTTATCCTTTCTGCTCTTGTTTCATTCTCTTGTTTTCTTCCTCAATATGTTGCATCAACAAATTAAGGTATATTTCTCTTTCCCACGGCATCATATTATCTAATTCTGTCAAACTATATTTATGGTGTTGCATCAGTGCAAAGTTAGTTTTATAGTAATTATGTAGGCTATCGTGGGATAGCCCTACCCTAAAAAACTTTCTAATCCCTCCAAAAGAATCTCATTCTTTTTCTTTGTCTTTGGATTGGTCACTTTAACTACATGACGCAATTTGGGCATAGTGTTAAAAAACTGTGTTATCTTTTCAAACTGTTCGTTTGTAAATTGTTCAATAAAATCTGAAAGTTCCTTATCTTTTATGTCTATTCTTTGAAAAACATCATCACCGCTGTGAATTGAATCAATACAACATTCCATAAAATGAAATGTTTTTTCAGAATCTCCAGCACTTGCTTTTACATTTTGCAAATCATTTAGGAGTGGGTATCTAAAAACTATCTTAATGTCTTCGTTAATTTGAATTTCATTTGAATGGTCATCTTGTACTTGACATTCAACATTTTCTAGATTTAATTCATATGGAACTGTTGTTTTACCATCGTCTGGACATATCAAATTTAATTTGACTTTTTCTCCAACAGATTTTCCTCTAATTTTTAAAAATAAGTATTCAATATCAAACATTGGAGCAGACTTTGCATTAACTTTACCAAAGGTACATGAGTTAACTAATTCTCCCATTGCGTTTGCAATTTGTTTTTCTTCACCAGATTCTTGAGCTATCAGTAATAGTTTTTGTTCTTTTACCAAAAATGGTCTGTATTTTAAAATCTCACCTGTTGAGGGTAATTCCAATTCATAGGTTGGGGTATTGAGTTTTGGTAATGCCATAATTTTTCATCCTTAAATTTTAATTTTATAGTCGGCGTAGTACTGCTGGTAAGTTTGCAGTAATAGACCTTGATACAGTACTTACAGCATTTTCTGCTACTCTGTTTACTAGAGGTTTGTGTACTGGATTTGCTTCATCTTCCATATTTTCCCAAAAACGATAAGCAAAAGTAATTGATACAGTTTGATAACTAGCACCATTTGCATATGAAAGTGGTTGTTCAGTAATAGCTTTAGGAAAACACTCTCTTAGTCTAACACCATATCTTCTGTTGTCTTGTTCGTCTAAAGCAACGATATCAAGTTCACCAGTATAGTCATCATAGTAACCCAGAGAAAAGTCTTGTTGGTTAAACGTAAGTCCTTGCCATGTTTCAAAGTATAACTTTTCTCTCATATCAGAAGAACATTGAAATGTAGCAGTAATGTCTGGGAAACTATAACCAGTTACAAGTTCTCTTTCAGGGCCATACAGATTTGAATCTGGTGTGGTGTCCATGTTACGGCCGGGAAATGATATTGCTTCACATCTAAGAGAAACAGCTTTACTGTCGTTTGTGTGTTTTTCTCCCATAAGTTGAGAAAATAAACTTACTTGATTACTTCCCAAAGTACCAGAGGGTGGTTTCATCACAACTTCATAGCGGTTTGGTCTTGAATAACCATCACCACTATTGAAAGTTGCAAGAAATTCATTTAATGCACCAAATGCTACTGCATCTCGAAGTCCTTTAAAGTTGACTGCCATTAGATCATTTTCCTACTGTCTGCATAAACCTCTGAGGCTGATGCTTTCTTAAATCTCTGCACAGGTAACAGTGTTGCAACTGTAAACTCATCTGCATCTATCCTACGGAACTGTGACTTAACTTGTCCAGCAAGATATCGTTTAAGTGTTGGTTTAAGTATTTTTATCTTTTTAAGTTTACTATAATCAACTGCAAGTCTTGTACTTTCATCAAAACTAGTATTATTACTATAATCAACCAATTTATCCAATAGTTGAAGTCTTAACTTCATAGGTAGATAGTGTAGGTTGATACCCAGAAATCCATCTGGATATCTTTCTATTGGTAATACCAAAGGAAATGTATCATAGTAAGGTAACTTCTTTTTGTATTTTGGGTCATAGAAAAACATATTCAATCGTCCATAGAAAGGTCTATTATTACGCTTTCCATCTCGTATTAAATCCATGGCGCCTGGCTCTCCAAACTCTTTAATTTTTGCACGATACCAATCAGTAGATTTTGGTCTACCTTTCGCAGCGTCTACGACACTTTGAATATATTTGCTTTTCTTTGCCATACTACTATTTATACTTAATGTTAAGGTGGTCTTCAGTAAAAATCTTAAATTCCATATCATTTGACTCACAGAAGAAATTTGCAGATTTCCACTTTGCCTCATTAATGACCCAAGTTTTAACTTCATTCATCCACTTTTTGGTTTTTCGTTTTGGTGTTGACACTGGAGGTTTACATTGATACTTTGGTTTGACTTCAACAATAAACTTTTTAGTCTTACCACTAGCTTGTTTAACTTTCATATAGAAGTCAGGAAAGTAACGATGCACTTTTCCATCCCATGGCGAAACATAGGGTATGATAACTTCTTCACTACCCCATTCTAGTACAGATTTGGTATTATCACAATACACCATAAGTTTACGTTCCCAAAGTGAACGATATATTACCTTAGATGTGTCACCCTTATACTTTTTAGGGTTAATTGGATTGTATTTTCCACTGTATGCCATTAACTTATCTTATAAATAGTTATAATCACAGGAGTATTTATACATGGCAAAAAATATCTATAATGCCGTTCGTGGGGCTGCAGAAGCTCAAACAGGCAGAGTCTTTAAAAATGCCGTTGGTATTCTTAAAAAATCAGCCATAGATACTATACGAGGTGGTAAAAAAGGTGGTGCTAATAATGATGTTGCTAATGCAGTCGGGGGTAAATACAGTACTCAAAATTTAACATTTCCTCTTGATTTGGAAGGCCCTACTGGTGCTAATGGTAATCAGGGGCATTATATCCAATTTTTTGTTAACGAACAATCAGATGAAGTTATTGATTATCAAGATCCACGCAAAAAATTTGAAGCTGGGTTAGAAGTTCTACCTGATAATGATAGAGTCCGTCAAGCTATGGCTGAAACCGAAAGTTTAGATCGCAAGTCTGATATTGTATCTAGAAAAAGACAAGACAGGGATCCGTATGGGGCTACTGCAGCTATTGCTAATCTTAAAGGTATCAAACCTGCCAAAAAAGCATCAGTGTCACAAAGTTCTCTTAGTATAAAAAGAAAAGCAACTGTAAGGATGCCAGTATCTATCTGTATGTACATGCCTCCAAGTGTTGATGTAAAATATGGTGCAGATTATCAAGATACCGAAATAGGAACAGCTTCAGCTGCAGGGGCAGCTGCAATTCAAGATATTATGGCTGGTCAAGGTGTTGTCGACACTGTAATTTCTAGTCTAAAAAACAATGCTGGTGCTGCAGGAGATGGTTCAATTGCTGCAGCTGGGGCAGCAATTGATTTAATTCCCGGCTTTGCTGGTTCAAACGCAGTCTTTGAAATGCAAAGAGGATTTATCAAAGCACCTAGAATGGAACTTGCATTTAAAGGTATTCCTAAAAGGGATTTCTCATACGAATTTAAAATGATGCCAAAAAGTGCAGCAGAAGCTGAAATGGCAAAAAATATTGTTAAGACATTTAAAATGTATATGTTACCAGAAATAAAAAATGCGGCTTCAATGCAACTAACAACTCCTGCAACATTTGACATTCAATATATGCATCTTGGTGAGGAAAATATGAATTTGAATAAAATAGGAACTTGTGTACTTACAAATATGGATGTTAAGTATGGTGGAGATAAATATAAGACTCACGCAGATGCAGTTCCAGTAGAAACATCAATGACTTTAAGTTTTAAAGAATTAGATTTAGTTACCAGAGAAAAAGCAGAGCAAGGATTCTAATATGTATTTTGATAAATTTCCTAAAATTCCATATGATTCAGCTGGTCAAGGTGACTTTAAAGTTGTAACAAACATTCTTAGACGAACTGGTATTCGTGAGAAAGCAAAAGCAAACACATTGTTATTTGATACCTATGATGTAAAAGATGGAGAAACTCCAGAAGCTCTTGCAGATAAAATGTATGATGACCCAGAGTTGCATTGGGTAATATTGTCAGTGAACAACATCACAGACAGATATCATCAATGGCCTATGGCGACTAGTCAATTTTTACAGTATGTGAATGATAAGTATGATGACCCTAATGGTACACACCACTATGAACAGGCACAGACATCAGGCGATACTAGTGTCAAGATAAATGTATATTCAAACTCTGCATTATATACTGGTGACTTAGACTTTTATAATAATTCGACTATTGTAACTAATATAGAATACGAACAGTCTGTACAAAATGAACTTAGAAAAATTAGACTGTTAGACCCTAAATACATAGACCAATTTGTACAAGAACATGAATCTTTAATTAAGGAATCAATTATCTAATGTCAGCAACCACATCAAATAATTATGCTGGTAGGTATGAAGTAAAAGAGTTGCTCGTAAAAACCATCACAGGTAATGTTCTAGATTTAGAAAATCAAGTTCAATATATTGACATATATGAAAGTATATTTTCAAACTCATTATCTGGTTCTATTACTATTTTAGATGTTCATAACATCGCGGCTAATGGCCCAATCATTGGTCAAGAATTTATGTCATTGAA